GCCGTGACAGCGAGAAGAGCCAATGGTATTACGACAACCGCGACGAGTTGCGCGGCCTGGTGGAGTCATCAAAATGGGTGAAAACGCTACGCCGCGCCGTCGCGTGGCTAATTGGTGCGGTGGCGGGAACGATCATGGTTGCTCAGCAAATCGAAGTGTGGGTAAGGGAGCATCTGCAATGAGCCGCTGGACGCAATGGAGCCTGGCCCTGTTGATCCTGTTCAACGCCGTATTGACGGTGGCCGTGGTGAACTTGGGCGCGTTTGCTTCCAAGGGCCCGCGCTACACGGCAGACGATGGCCGGGCGGAACGCGAGCAACGCATCGCCATGGATCTGGCCCTGTCCGCACGCATCGACAAGCTGCATAACCTGCTGGCAGAGCGGGGCGATCAATGATGCGCCCCTCGCCAGCCGCTTATGAGCTGATCAAGGCCCATGAAGGACTGCGGCTTAACGCCTATCGCGATCCGGTTGGTATCTGGACGATTGGCTATGGGCATACCGGCAAGGATGTCCATGCCGGAAAATCCATCACGGTTTATCAAGCGCTCGAATTGCTGGAACTGGATATGGCTAAAGCCGCCGCCGCGGTCAATCGCCGCGTCAAGGTGCCACTGAATCAAGGCCAGTTTGATGCTTTGGTATCCTTCACTTTTAACCTCGGCGAAGGGCGCTTGGCCGGATCAACCCTGTTGCAAAAGCTCAATCTCTGCGACTACGCTGCCGCCGCGAATGAACTGCTACGCTGGAACAAGGGCACCGTCAATGGGCGAAAAGTCACCTTGCGCGGCCTGACGAAACGCCGCGAAGCGGAAAAGGCGCTGTTTCTCAGCGGGACGTTATCATGAGTTGGTCCGGTATCGAATCGCGCATCAACGCCACCGTCATGAGCCAGTTTGGCGAAGTGGTTACCGTCACCCAGGGTATCACAACTACCAGTACGTTGGCAGTCATCAAAAAAGCTACTGACCCCATGCTGATTGATGGCGCCGTGACCTTTTCCGAGCATCGCTATGTCGGTTATGTGCGCATCGCGGCATTAACCACAGAACCCGCGATTGGCAATACTTTAACCACTGCCAGCGGCGCGGTTTATACTATTGATCAGCCACCTTTTCACGAAGACGGTTTATATCGTCTGATATTGCGCAAAACCTCCTGATGGCACTCGTACCGACTAGCATTACCGACCGCCTGAAGACCTTGCTGCAAGGCTGTAAAGGTACTTCGTATCCGTCCAATGTCGGCACGACGGTCCTGGTCGGGCAAGTTAAAGGCGCTGAACAGCAAGCGCCCTGCCTGTTCCTCATCCCGGAGCGCGAATCGGCAGACCAGCGCTATGCGCAACACCTGATGACCCGCACCTATCGCCTGGCCGCCTTTGCCAAGCTCTCCGCGCATCCCACGCTGTCGGAATATGGCCTGATTGATCAGATCATCTATGACGTGCGCAAGATTATGGAGACACGCGATAGCACGCTGGCCGCTTTGACAAACGGCACGCCGCAATTCATCTCTGCGCAACCCGGCTATCATGAGGATGGCGGGCAGATCGTGGGCGCGGCGCTCGAATACCAAATCACTTTTAACCAGGCGGCTCCCGCCTGATCTGCAACCTGTAGCTCCTGGAGAGCCGTAATGCCTACTGCAAAAGACGCACTACTCAAATATGAAGCCGGCCAGGCCGCCGTGGCCATGTCCGCTCTAACCGATGCCGGCGATCATCTCAACTTTAGCGGCTCGGCCGCCCACTGGTCGCGCAAGTCCGGCTATGCCCCAGCGATCCGCCCCAATGGCCTGGTCTCCGGTGGCGTTGTGACCCCGGCCGCCTCCGGGCTTAATGACGCCGTGGACGTCTCTGCCGGGACGGCTTATATCGGCGGCGCGCTGGTCAGCTTCAATGCCGCCACCGACCTGGTGGTGACCCGCCCGGCGGATGCCAACACGCATCAGATCAACTCCATCGCCGTCGCCAGCAATGGCACCGTCTCCGACATTGATGGCACCGACCACACTGCCTTCAGCGAGACGCGCGGCGGCAATGGTGGACCGCCGTTTATTCCCGCCGCCTCGGTGGAATTGGCGCAAGTGCGCCTGTCCGCTCAAGCCTCGGCTGATATTGCCGCCAGCGAAATTTTTAGCGTGGTTGGCGTCCACACCGAGCGCTTTGATTATCCGGTATATGATGTGGATTACTATGACGGCACAGTGACGTTTGTCGACGATTTGCCGCTGATCCATACCGACTCCAAGGCTAAAGGCGTCTATGCCTCCTATGCCTCCCCAATCTTTGCCGATGTGTCCATCGCCACTGACTTCGTGCCGCCCGAGGATAGCTATTCAGTGTCGTCCCAGCAGGTCTACGGCCGAACCATTGGCTCGACCAGTTCCAGCCTGGGGCAAGGGAGCTTTACCGCTTATCTGAACAATGGCGTGACGGACTCTCTGGTGGCGCTTGAAGGCGAAAACCTGTGGTTCAAGTTCTACCCTGACCGTTACCAAGGCCCCTATATCATGTGCCAGGGGACGTTGGGTGTGACGCGCGCCTTCCCGGCCGGGGATCAGATTACCGCCTCCTGCACAATTAACGCGGAAGCCGCGGCGCGCAACGTCGCTGCTTAAGGAGACCGCGCATGGGCTTTGACACCCAAGGCTTCATGCGTGCTTCCTGGGTCCACCGGACCCAGGAGATCGCAGTGCCCGAGATCGCGGAATTCTTTACCGATGGCGCCAAGCCGGTCTTCATCGTCCGCGGCTTATCGGCGGATGAGCTGTACAAGATTCGTAGTGCTAGCAGCCGTCAGAAGACGCTAGAAGGCATCGCCGAAGGCCTGGCGGAAGGCAGCAAGTCCGGCGCGGCCAAGGCCATCAAAGAGGCGCTAGGCGCCTCTGGCGCGCTTGATCCGAACACCCCCAGGGCGATGGAAACGCTCATCGCCGGTTGCGTTGACCCGCCTTGCGATCTGGACCTGGCCAGGCTGCTGATGGACAAGCACGGGCTGATTTTCATGCGCCTGTCCGACGCCATCATGAGCCTGACCGGGCAGGGCGGCGAAGTCGAAAAAAAAGCCGCGCCCTCTGGCAAGACCAAGGCATCCGCGCTGCCATGAGCCTGGCGGATGCCCGCGGGAAGATGCTGTATGAATTGCTCCCGCATGTCTTCCCGGAGGGCTATCTCACGGATATCGAGCTGGCGCTCTGGGGGCTGTTTTATGAAGAGCGCGACCGTCAACGTCAAGCCCGCCGCCGCCGGTAACGAGTAGCTAAGTCATGGCCGATTTGTCCAAAACGATCCAGATTGTCTTTGAGGGCCTGGACAATACCGGCGATGCCATCACAGGTGTCGGCAAGGGTATCGAGGATCTGGCGGGGAGTGTCGAAAACGCCACGCAGCCGCTGGCGGATATCACCAAAAGCATTCTCGCCTTTGATGCCGCCGTGGTGGGGCTGGCAGCGGTCCTGAGTTCAAAGGCGATTGCGGAAACGGCGAAGTTTGAGGAATCGCTGTACCTTGTCCAGAAGCAACTGGGCGATACCGGCCCCAGCCTGGAAAAGGCCAAGGCGGATATCGAGGCGGTGGCCCTGGCCTATGGCACCAATGCCAATGCCGTTGCCGAAAGCACGGCGTCGTTTTTGGCCGCCGGATTCGATTATGAAACCGCCGCCAAACTGGTCGAGTCATCCACGCAATTGATGATCGCCGGCGAGCTGGATGCCGCCACGGCGACGGATGCCATTACCTCAAGCCTGGCCGGCTTTAAGATTCCCGCCAATGAAGCCGCGGAGGCGTCCGTCAAGATCGGCGATGTCCTGAACAAGATCGGCGATATCAGTTCCGGCGCCTTTACCGAGATCGTGGACGGCTTCAAGACCATCGCCCCCACGGCCAAGGATGCCGGTTTGTCGATGGAGCAGACGGCGGCCGCGATTGCCACGATCGTCGATACTGGCTACTCCGGCTCGGAAGCGGCCACGGCTCTTAAATCCGGCCTGGTGCAACTGGTCGATCCGCCCAAGGATGCCCGCGAAGCCCTGGCGGCCTTGGGTGTCGAGCTGACGGATAACAATGGCAAGCAAAAACTCGCTGGCGAGATCATGGGCGATCTTGCGGGCAAGTATGCCGGGCTGACGGAGGAGCAAAAACTCCAAACCGCCGCCGTGATCTTTGGCAAGGACCAGGCCGGCAAGCTTAACGCCCTATTGGGCGACTGGGGCAAGTCCCAGGACTATGTTTCGCAGATGCTTGACAAGACGACCGGCGCCGTGGGCAGCATGGCCAAGGAAGTCGAAGGCAAGATGGGCCTATTGACGACGGCGATCGACCAGGCTAACGAAGCCTGGCGGCAGGCGCTAGAGTCCTTTGGCGCGCAGATCAATGCCGAGGGCAGCGTCAATGGATTTTATGAAGCTTTGCAAAATCTAGGCGTCGCGCTCAAAAACGTCATCAATACCGGCGGCCTTGATCCGCTGGTGGAGGCTTATCAGGGCGCTTATGAGCAACTGGCGGAAATCACCAA